TAATTATAGTGATCCTCTTTATCAAACCACGTTAGAATAATTTCAAAAAAATATAGGGGGCGTTAACCCCCTACATAATCAAGACTTGAACATCTCAAGCCCATCACTGCACACGACAGCTTTGAGCTTACTGATGTCTAATCCCTTAGCCTTAGCTACACGACCACAAGCATAAGCAGAATTATCAGCATTAACTGTGCCAACAACCCGCAGCTTATGATTAGTATTAAGACCCATCTCACCAAATAATGGTGCAGTGCTAGGCACTTCGATGAACACAAGATACTGATGCATAATATACTCCGTAGTTATACAAAAAATATATAGGAGGCCAATTAAGACCTCCTATACTAAACAGCATGTGTTATGACCATGTTTGTATCATACAAGTAGTTATACTAAGACAAGGAGAATACTATGTCTAGATACAGTGACTACCCAAGAAACGTATACGGAGAACGTATCCACATTTATACTCAGATAACAGTTATGCTACATTTAAAGTAATAATAATGCTGCGAATGATATGGTAAAAAGGGATATAAAGCCTCCCTGGGGCTGTTAGATGTTATACCTCGAATGACTGCAATTCATCTATGCATCTGGCTACTTGCCAACCCTGGCCACGCATCTTACCCTGCAGCTCAGATAACAGGTTCTCAGCTTGCTTAGCCTCTTCGTTATCAAACTCTGTCTCCAGGCAGTAATCATATAGATCAGCTATAGCACGCTTGGTACGGTTAAAACGAACACGGCCACTTACACTGCTATTCTGCAGCTTCAATATCCCAAAGATCAATACTCTAAGGGCTTTAATAACTTCAGACATAAGTCCTCCATAGTTAAATGATTAATAAACAACAATAAATAAATAAAAATGAAAAATAACGTAAAACGTATATACGAAAAACACTTATCAAGTGTACTAGGGCTAAAATAACACTGCATATCAAAATCATGCTACTGTTGACTACAACATGGTCATTTATGTAATTTTGCTTATGAAAAGAAAAGAAAGTAATATAAAGAAAAGAAAAGGGGGGAGGGGGGATATATATAATATATAATATATATATATATATATAGCCTATATATGGAAAGTTGTTATGGATGTTATTATGAAATTGAAAATAAATGTTATTGGTTTGTAGATAATGAGCATACAAAATATGCAAAAAAAATTCCGGGGGACATTATTATGAAAGGATGTAGTCTTCGGAAGAGTGATGTATCTATAGGTGATATTGCAGGCAATGAGTTAGCTATGAAAGTGATAGAAGTATTTGATGGTGAGTTACTAAGTGATAAATTTAAACAAGAGATAATTGAAACTAAAAAGAGTGAGTGGTGGAAAAACAAATCAAAACACAAATATACAGAGAGAAAGGACTGGTAGCATGGGCATAAGTCTGGATTTCATATCAAACTTACCTTTAGAGCTTCAAGAGGACATTCTAGAGATGATATCTAAGAGAGTCAACAAAGAGTACCCTCTAGAAATAGACGATAATGTATATTTTGTAGAGAAGCCTGTTGCTGATCTAGTTAAACAGTTAACAGATAATTGTATTGAATGTGAAAAAAAGTTAGCAGAGAGCAATGGAATACAGAAAAATTAAAGGAAAGAGACATTACGTCTATGATAGTAAAACAGAGTTCTCACAACACCATGCTCATCTTGAAGGCGTTAGTAGTATAAAGATGAATCTCGTGGAAGACTGGCGAGACGGCAAAGAAGGTGATTGGGTAGTTAGTGATGATGATAGAGTAGTCCAACTATTAAAAGTATCTGACTTAAATCATCCTAATGATAGAAAGAATTACAAGTGGGCAAAGAACTATGTAAGAACTATTGTAGGAACATTTGTGAATAATAAGAATACATTTATGGATACTGATTTTGATCAACATCCTAATAGGTATACATTCTCTAAGAAGATAAAGTATACAAGTAAAAGAGTAACAAAACGTAAAAAGGTGACGAACAATGAAAAAATCTTCGCTACTAATGTCGTTTCGGGAATGGGCCCGGTTAAAGCTTACATTGATGCATTTCAAACTGTTACTGATGAGAATAAAGCTAGGAAAAAAGCATTAGTACTTTTAAAACAGGAGAGAGTAATGCAAGAAATAGAAAAGTCTGTGTTAGACGTAGCTAAAGAATTAGGCGTAGATCATAGATATATACTTAATAGATTAAAAACTTTAGCAGATGATAGTGAAGATGATAATATAATACTGCAGTCTACAAAAGAATTAGGTAAGATTATTGGAACATCTACAAGTCCAGTAAAGCAAAAAGATATAGGTGTGTTTGGGATGTTTCAGGGGTTCTCGCCTGACCAATTAACGGATGCACAAGGAAAAGTTCTGCCAGACAAACCTAAAGAATTAGTGTTAAATTCTTCAAAGGAATAATATGCCATTAAATGAATATAGATTTATAAACAGGCCTGAAGAAGAACCAGTGAACGATTTTTCTTTTTAATAGTGAATTTTAAATGGCAAATTATGATAATAAACAGAACTTATGGGGTAGGTTAGGTCGTTTTTTAGACGATGAGGAGAGAGTATCCAGATTTAACCGTTCTTTTCATAGAACAGTAGATGCTGTTGGTGAAGCTCCTTTAGTAGGTTGGCTATGGAAAACACCTGGTGAAAAGCTTGAAAGTATGGAAGGTACTGCTTTTGGGTCTAGAAAAGGTGGTTTTGATGAAGAAGGACATCTTTTACAATATACAGGAGAAGGTTTAAGAAATCTTTGGGAATTAGCAGGTAGACCTAAAATTAAAACAGAAAAGTTTGATGTTCATGCACCTGCAGGAGATATAGAATACGCTGGACGTTTTATACCAAGAGACTGGAGAGCTATGGATAGGAGGGCTAGTGGAGGAAAAGTAGATGCATTATCCAGATTAAGAGAATATTTTGGTAGAGACGCTATTTATACTGGAACAGGATTAGGGGGTGGTCCTGATGCTCATACTGTAGTAGCAGAATTAGCTCATGCAGTTCAATGGGAAGACCCTAAAAAATGGACTAAACATGATTCAAGATTAGACTTATATAAAGATAAATTAGCAGAGATAAAAAGAAAAAAAGAAGATCCAGATTATGATCCATATAAAGATGTTAGTTCTGATGAAGGTTATACACATGATATAATAGCTCCAAGATTATATCAACACTTGCGTGAAGCTGGATATAGTCGGAAATGGTAAATATAAATTCTCAAAATGTTTCAGAAGCAGAAGAAGTATTTAGATTAGCAAGTAAAGACTTAATATCATTCGGCAAGCTGTTCCTTCCAGACGACTTTACCCGTAGTGAAACTCCTCCCTTCCACTATGAAGTCTCTGATTCCATAGATAATAAAGAGGTTAAGCAGCTTGCCATTATTCTTCCTCGTGGTCATGGTAAGACTGTATTAACTAAAGCATCAGTCTTGAAAGACTTTGTATTCTGTCCTAAAGATGATATGTTATTTTACGCTTGGGTATCTGCTACCCAGAAATTATCAGTAGGTAATATGGATTATATAAAACATCACCTTGAGTACAATGAAAGGTTTTTATACTACTTTGGTAAAATGAGAGGACCTAAGTGGACAGAAGAAGACATAGAGCTTACTAATGGATGCAAACTTATATCTAAGTCTAATGTAGCAGGTATTCGTGGAGGAGCTAAACTTCATAAGCGATATGATTTAATTATTCTTGATGACTTTGAACATGAGGCAAATACTATTACAAGAGATGCTCGTGATAAGAATGCTAACCTTGTAACTGCTGTTGTCTACCCTGCTATCGAACCTCATACTGGGAGATTAAGAGTAAATGGTACTCCTGTGCATTATGACTCTTTTATCAATAATCTCTTGATCAACCATGAGAGAGCTAAGTCAGATGGAAAAGATTTCGCATGGAAGTTAATAACATATAAAGCTGTTACTAAATCAGGTGAATCATTATGGTCTTCTTGGTTCCCTAAATATAAACTTGAAGAAAAGAAGAAGTTCTATCAAGACTCTGGTCAACCTTCTAAGTTTTATCAAGAATATATGATGGAAGTTCAGAGCGCTGAAGATGCTTTATGGACTAGAGATCATGTTAAGTATTGGAAGGGATATTATGATTATGATGCTGATGAGAATCAAAGTTATCTTGTTATTGAAAGTGAGAGATTCCCTGTTAATTGCTTTGTAGGATGCGATCCTGCTACAGATATTGATACAAAAGAATCAGACTTCTCTGTGATAATGTCTATAGCTATAGATAATGAGAATAATCTTTATGTTCTTGAGTACGAAAGACATAGAAGTATACCTACAATCGGGGCTAAGAATCCAGAGAATGAGATAATAGACCGTAAAGGGGTTGTAGACTATATATTAGAAATGCATCAGAAATATCATTGTATATCATCTACAGTAGAAGATGTAGCTATGAATAGAAGTGTATTTCAGGCATTAAACGATGAACGCAGGAGACTAAATAAGTTCGATGTAGCTGTTATTCCTGAGAAACCGGGAGGTAGACAGAAGATAAATCGCATATATAGTGGTCTTTCAGGTAGATTTAGCATGGGTACGGTGCATTTAAGGGAAAATATGTTTGATTTAGTGAACGAAATTGTTACTTTTGGACCGAGAATGGCTCATGATGACACTATAGAAGCACTTTTTTACGCAAATTTGCATGCATTCCCTACAAGTATGAGTAAAAATGATGAAAAAGGTCATTGGTTTAAGCCAAAACGTAAAGTTAAGAGTTGGATAGTAGCATAGGAGTCAATTATGCCAAAAGTAGGTAAGAAGATAGTTAGGTCTGTTAAA